AGTTTCAGGGAGCCTCTATCGACCTCGTATGGCTCGATGAAGAGTGCGAACAAGACATCTTTGATGAGTGCTACCAGCGTACCGTGGACTGTGCCGGGCGGTTGTTGCTCACCCTCACTCCCCTTACCGACATCAACAGTGGAGTCCGAACCCCTTGGGTCTTCGACCTCTTTGAAGAGTTCCTCGCTGGAGATAGTTCTTTAGTATTTAACCAACTCAGTACCCTTAATAGCCCCTTCATCCCAGAGGATGAGAAGAAGAAGTTAATTGAGAAGTGGTCTGGTGATCCCGAAGAGGGCGCACGGCTTTATGGTAAATTTGTTAGGCGCAGTGGACTTGTATACCCTTGGTTTGATAAATCCAAACATGTTATCAGACCCATCGCTATACCTCGCTTCTGGCAACGGATTGTTAGTATTGACCCTGCTGCCACAGGTGTTACGGCGGCTATTTGGATCGCCGTTGACGAAAACGGAAACTATTACGCCTACCGAGAATATTACGAGCGAGACCGAATAGTAAGTGAGCACGCTAAAAGTATACAGATGCGTTGTCAAGGCGAGCCTGTTGACTACTGGCTTCTTGATCCTAAGTGGGGCAGTCAGCGCAATGCTGAGAACCACAAGAATGGCGCACAGCTATACAGAGAATCTGGTATTCCAGTTAGACTACCTGAAGTTGGTGAAGACTATGGACTCGCTGTCTCGAAAGAGTACATCTCTGCCACCGTCACACCTGGAGCAAGACACCCCAAGTTCTATATAATGGGCGAGTTACCGAACTTCCTCCACGAAATAACCCACTATACCTACGATACCTTTGGCCGTGGGGAGAACAGAGGGCTTAGCAAAGAGAAGCCCCGCAAGCGGAATGACCATCTATTGAACGCCACGCAGTACGCAATGTGCCTTAGATTAAAGGGAAGTAAAAAACGTAGCATGGATATTTTTGGTAATGAATTACAATCCGGCCTAACAGCCGAACAACGAGCGAAGCTCGTATCTTACACGTAGGTCTAACATGAGAAAAGCTCTAGGAATGGTTCTGTCTTTGCTTCTGGCATGTATGCCAGTATTCGCTGCCCAAGAAGCTGACCGAACTCGAATGTCCAAGGACCACCAGCGTGCATATGATGCGGCCTTGGCTCTCTATGGGACCTATGGAGACATAACCCACTTCCTTTGCTCTACTACTGTTGTAGCTGAGAAAGCGGCTGCCAGCAACACAGGTAAGAAATACCAGTACCTTCTGCTTACCGCTGGGCATTGTATCGTTGGTGATGGGCTCCCCCTTGGCCTACAGTTCGGCGTCCGTCCCGATATTAAGCCCGAAGCGCCTAAGCCAGAGCTTGAAGTAGTGGATGTCATCCGAGCTGAGAATAGCGCGAAGTATGACTTTGCTTTTCTAAACCTATACAGCGATAACGAATACCCTTATATCCCTATCGACTTCAACTATGTCCCTCAACTCGAAGATGAAGTGTATGATGTTAATTTCACTGAAGGCATTGTCAAGCAGGTTAGCCTTGGGAGGGTCTCTTCGCAAATCATTGACCAGCCTTCTTCACAGCAAGGCTGTAATATTTGCAGCGGCAGGTTCATGGTTCAGATTTTCGCTGGCCCCGGAGCGAGCGGCTCTGCTGTTATCAATGCCAAGACTCATAGGGTCATTGGCGTTGGCGAGTTCGGATTTAATGGCATCACTATTGGATTGGGTGTAGAACCAACCTCGTTGCTTAAAACTTGGATACTTACCCCAGTAAAAGAGCCAGTAAGCCCAAAAGAGCAACACCTTCAGGAACCAAAGATAGCAGCGGGTCGATAGTTATGTATTTCTTGATCTTCCTAAACCTGCTCTTTCTGGTCGTGAGGGTTGCTTCTGAGGCTAGCCTTGTTGTATTAGCTTATGTCGCGTTGAAATTCCTTGGGCTGTATGGCCCGGCTCCTAAACCATCGCTATTCTCACGGCTACGCCGTGCGTTGAAAGCCTTCTAGTGACCCTAAATATCTACTATACTGCCCTGCAGATGTTGATATTGTTGTACTTCCTGGCTGCCTGCCAGATTATACCTTGGATAGTTAAACTCGTCAGGTGGGCCTATCCCACCCTAAAAAGGGTCCTCACTAATGGAAGAGTCGCCAAAATTGGTAGCATACTTCGTTCGGCATGGCGAAACGGGCGGTAACGCCGCAGGTCTTTTCAGGGGCGCTATTGACTACCCCCTAAGTGCAAAGGGCATCAAGGATGCCAATAAAGTCAAGGATTATTTCAGCGGTATTGATCTTGGTTCTGCTTATTCTTCTGATACCACCAGAACTCGTCAAACGAATGAAGCAGTTCTGGGTCCGAAAGACATGGTAGCAAGTGAAACTTCCGATCTGCGCTCGTGGAATCTGGGATATCTCTCTGGCCTCAAAAAGACTGAGCACCAACGAGAAGTTGAATACTTTCAAGATAACCCCAACCAAGATGTGCCGAACGGCGAGTCTCTTACTAAGTTTCGAGGTCGAATCACTCCACGAATCAAGAATTCAATTCTGAAGGGCATCAAAGAGGGTGTACCTTCAATTACCTTTCTCCACTCTAGTGGCATTCATGAACTAAGCCACCTGTTGTATGGGGATCATAGTTATATCAAAGTCAAACCAGGGGGGGTCGTCGGTGTATACAAACAAGGAAACAAGCTCACAGCCAAGGCACTCCTCAACGAGTCCAAGGGACACAACGACGAGCACTACGGGGGTTAGATGTGACCCCACGTATCACAGGTATTACAGCCTGGACCCTTTTGGGGTGGAAGCGACACACGAAATTCTGATTGTCTCCATTTGTAGCAATTGTGGTCACGCAATCGAATATAGAACTAAAGTCTAAAGGAATAATAAAACATGGCAAATACAGCAATTAACATGAACGCTGCCGGTAACGGATACCTTGGTGTGCCCGCTATCGCAGTCGCTCAAGGACAGATTTATAACCAAGGAACTGCGAGTTCTTTGGGCAGCGTGTTGACAGGTATCGGAACGTCCACGACTGATAACTCAGGAGCTGCGATTACCCTCAACTTTATTGATGGTACTCAGTCTCTTGGACAATACAACGTGGTTGTTTCTTTGCAATCTGCAACTGCGGCTGCAACTATCAACGGCGTTGCCAACCAAGTTCAGTATTCCGGCGTTGGCGCTATGGGGCAGTTCAAAGTTGGGCAGACGTTTGTTACGGCAGGCTTCTCGAACTCAGGTAACAATGCCTCTTCAACGATTACGGCTGTTACCTCTTCCTATGTTCAGGTTACTAACTCGGGTGGAGTTGCGGAAACGAATTACTCTGCTACTGGTACGGTTACTGTTGGACGCAAGGTTGTTGCGGTTCGTGCGGTTCACTCGGCACTCAGCTTTGCTGGTGTTGCTGACTCTGCAACGAATGGCAGCGGCGTGTTGTCAGTCTCTTCAATCACTAACAAGGCTTGTGTTCTAACGGCCAATAACACCATCCCTGCCGGACAGTTCTCAGTTCTGTTCGATGTTTATTTTGACAACTAAACTGAATATCAAAGGAGAACATGACCAATGATATTTAGAAACGAACAACTCCCTTTGGGAGCACAAAGCACTATTAATGAGTTTGGTACGTTGGCTTCCAACACCACGCTTGTTAATAACAACTTCAAACCTACTTCGAGAGAAATCCTCTCAGTTCCTCTTATCGTTGCTGCGGCTGCATCGTCTCAGTACCTTTTCCAGGCCCCTTGGTCTTGCCAGGTGGTTGGAATTCGCGTAAACTGGACAGTGCAATCTACCGGCGCTGCTAACTTGTCCGTCCTTCGCGTGACGGCAGATGCAGTAGCCCCGGCTGCGGCGAACGGAACTACCCTTATCCTGCTTAGCAACGCAGTTATCAGCTTGCAGGGCACAGCCAACACTCGGCAGAATATTGCCTTGTCAGTGGCTGCAGGGAATCCCTTGGTCCTTAACCCCGGCGACCAGATTGCTATTTTTGAATCAGCAGCAACCACTGGTTTGGCGGGCGCTTACGTCCAGGTTGAAATCGCACAGATCGGCTAAACAACTAGGGGACCGTCCTACCTCGGAGCCGTCTCGGGATGGTTTTAGCAAACTAGTTTAGCGGTGACGGCCAAATTTTCCACCTTATCTCTTCGGACAAAGGTGGCGTCGAACAAGGGGCCTACGACAGTGACCCCCGTCCCTTTCTATGCTCTTACTACTCGCCTCAATCAACTTCGCCCTAGCCACCTTCGATGCGTGGCTTACGCGCAAACGGATTCTGAAATATGGACCCCAGGTTGAGGGGACTGAGCATATGAGAGCCCTAGCCACCAAAATGGGTCCTGAGCTAGGCGTTATGACTGGGCTTTTACTCCCAGCAGCGTTAATGACCCTAATCTTGTCAGCCCTTAATTGGCCTAGTGCTCTTGGGATTTTGGTTGGATACCGACTTCGGACGTTCACCATCCAACTTCAAAGCCTCCAATTTGAAAAAGAAGCTAGAGCAATTAAGGATGCAATAAACAAACGAAATTCCGGCAGTTAGGCACCCCCTCCATGCCTCCGGCGTTGATACGCCGCCCTCTCACTGCCGGAACCCTTTAGGACTACCATGAGTCTATTTGAAAGAAAAGATGCTGAGAAGCTCGCTTCTGAGGCTTTAGACCCTCAGAAGGTCATCTTGACTTGTGGAATCCACAATTGGAGCTACGGGCTAAAAGACCGATTTGGTAAGCCAGTCCCTCCGAATTTTAAATGTAAGCAATGTACGATGGTTAGCTTTATGGGTTTGTTAGCCAACTCACCTCCAGATAAGCGAATAGAGATAGTTGAGATGTTGGAATATACAATTCATAAGTTGATTGAAGCTGAGAAGCGCGGCGAGATTGATAAAAAGACACTATTCAACCGCCCAGAAGTTTCGGTACAGAAGGATGTAAACTAATATGGCAACGATGGGCGGAATTTTTTGTCCTGACTATGACGGTACTCAAGCGCCTGCTACGGGTTATGTAGGTACTTTAGCTCAAAACGCTAATACTGGAGCAATTATCCTAGGTAAGTACAGGCTTTGGAAGTTAACCTTCCAAACAGCCACAGCAGGGGCTAATAGTGCTATTTTAAGATTTACTGTTGGTAATAGTGTATTAGGTCATACTGCAACTACACCAGTATCCACTTCACCATTCTTACATAATTTTCACGAAAACTTCTTTGAACTTGACGGCTCTTTTGATTCAATTAATTTAGCGAATCTTGACAATGGTGCTACAGGTTTAGTTTATTGTTTTCTTCCTTTAATAAGGAATTAATAGGATTTGTATTTAGTTATAGTGGCTAAAGTCAAATGGCCTTTACCTTTAACTGTATAACTTGTGGAATCTCTTTTACAAGAACTAACCGTAATAGAGATAAATATTGTTCTCGTAAATGTTCAAATAGACATTTTAGAGGTGAACGTCTACGAATGAAAGAACAGGAATCTTTCATTTCTAGAGGCTATAGATATATACGTCATAATGGAAAATGGATGACTGAACATACAGTTATTGCAGAAAAGATTTTAGGCCGCCCGTTAACAAAAGCTATTGTTGTTCATCATTGGAATGGTAATAAATTAGATAATAGAAATTCAAATTTACTGATTTGTTCTCAATCATATCATTCTTGGCTTCATCAAGAGATGAGTCATAGATATCAACGAGAACATTTTACGGAGTAATCCCATTCCTTTCACATTTGATGCAAATAATGCGCTTAATGTTTCCTTAACAGGTAGCACCCCAGTTGTGTCTGAAAACCTCGCTTCAGTTGGCGGGGCTAATATAACTCTAGGGGCTAAGACTAGTGCTAATTCATTACCAGTGGTATTAGCTTCTGATGAGGCAACTTTACCAGTCAGCATCGCTGGCACTGTAGCCGAGAACCTAACTCAAGTAGGTGGTTCTGCTGTATCGTTAGGCGCAAAGACCTCTGCGTTGTCTATTCCTGTGGTGCTGGCGAGCGATGAGGCGAATGTTCCAGTATTGGGTGCTATATCTGCTTTTGCAAGCACCACCATCACAAGTGCTACATCTACTGGACTGGTTTTATCGATTCCGTGTCTCGGATACTCAACTGTACTTGTTGACTTGAGGTCTTTGAACACATGCACAGGCGGGACGATACAGTTTGAGGGCGTGGGTCCAGGAAACTTTAACTCATCTGTAATGGGGATGCGTCAGATCGATGCAAACTCTCAGCAGTTTTATGAGGCTACATCGACTCAATCCTTAGCTTTGAGCAACGACACGAGAATTATATATCAGATTCCTGTGGCGGGACTCTCGACAGTAAATGTGATCTTGTCTCCCGCTTTCACGGGTTCAGGCAGTATATTATTGGCAGGTAGAGCATCTAACGGTTCAGCGCCTGGTCCTACTACAGTCGGCCAGAGTGATGCGAGTAAGTTGAACGTTACGAATCAAGCTCCAGTAACAACCAATCCTCCTGTTTACACCACAGGTACAACAAACCCTTTATCACTAGATGTGAATGGGGGTTTGAGAACGGTTGGCACGGTAACGCCGGTCTCATCTGCCACCTGGACTAGTGCCACAGCCGCAGGTACACACGTCGATATAAACTGCGCTGGCATGGGCAGCGTTGTTGCTATCATTTCTACAACCGGAGGAACTTTCTCTACCGGACAGATTCGATTTTTCGCAGAGAGCAGCGGCGGTTTCGGTTTTGATACCGTTGGTATGAGAATGCGCACGCAAGGCGGAGTTTTTACACAGCAGTACGACGCAGACCACACCCTAACTCTACTAACCAATGATGCGTACTCTTACTGGTTCCCAGTATCGGGTTTCACGGTGTTCAGAGTTTATTTGAACACAGCTATCACAGGTTCTGGTCAAGTATCCATCAGTTTACAAGCGGCACCTTCGACCATTACTGGTCCCACCACCGTCGGTCAGAGCGATGCGAGCAAGTTGAATGCATCAGTAGTTGGTGCAGTAACTACAAATAACATATTCACTTGGAATAGCGCAACAGCTTTGTTTTCGTCTGTGACAATTCCTTGTGCTGGATATACGGCACTCGCTTTGCGAATCACTACTGATGCAGGAACATTCACGACGGGCCAGGTCAGTTTTAACGTATCAACACAAGCTAGCGGATCGAGAGCATTAAACATTACGGGGATGCGTCAACAGAATTTGGTGGAGCAATTTTACGATGCGAAGTCTACACACAATTTCGCTCCAAGCCAAGATTGGAATTATGTTTTCAACGTTTCTGGATTTGCGGCTTTTCAAATTTTCTTGCTTACGGCAATCACAGGATCAGGCAACGCAACCTTTACAGTAGAACTTATTTCCGATGCAGTTCCTGCTGCCCCAACCACAGTCGGTCAGAGCGACTCGTCGAAGCACAGAGTAGCAGCGTATGGCGACCCAGGGTCGTTTACAACAAAAATCAACACGAGTTCTTCAGGAAATAACGCTGTCTTAACTGTCCCTGCTGGAAAGAAGTGGATTCTTAAAGGCGGGTATTTGAAACTCGTTACTGGTGCTACTGCAGGAAATAGAATTCCTGTTTTAGCTGCGCTAGATGCTAGTGCTACTTTTTATGCACAAACGTTTCCTATGGCGAGCACGACAGCAGCAGTAACACAGGCAGCTTCCACGACAGTATTTTATTTCTTTTCTCCTTCCAGCACATTTTATCAGACAGCGCCTATTGCTGCTCTGTCCACAATGCTGTTCGCCTTCCCCGAGGTGGTCTTGGGGCCGTCTTTTACTTTACAATCTCTTATCAACGGAATAGTAGCAGGAGACACAGTTCAGTTGATGATAAATGTCATTGAGTTACCAGATTAGTAAGAGGGAATATGGATACCAACGTTACAGCGGTAGTACGATACGGGCAAGACTCAGATGTAAGAAGTTCGGCGGTCTTCGCCATTCTTAATCTAATCTCACAATACGGCGGCGACTCAACCCTGGCGCAGACCTTGATTACACTAGACAAGTCTCTACAGACCCTGATGATCGCTTCGATCACGAAGTTTGCGAATGAGGCGGTAGCGGCTTTGGTGGTAACACCAGCCACGATGCCTGATAGCCTCCAACCCTCAACTAAAGCATAACATGGCTACTTTCTCCTCAGTCTGGATACCTGACCCCTCTGTTAGCGTAGGCTCATCTCTCGTTGGCCCTGGCGGAGACAGTGGCGTAGTCACCCTTGGCAAGAATCGGTTATTCAGAATATGGACAGACAATACCTCTGGGATGAGTATCAGCTTTGGATTAGGGACAGCAGCTCTACCTACTTCCTCAGCATATGCAATTAGCCCCGTCCCCCAAGACTTTGACATGGGGCCTGCTTTGGATTCAATCCGCTTAGTCAACAACTCCAACATTTCAAGCGCTCACTATTACCTTCAAGCACTCGCAAAGTTCTAATATATGGCAAACACCTTAACCGGAGATATGCATGGTGGGATGGCCCAAGGTGGGGCGCAATCTCTGCCCCCAGGTCAGAGCGCAACAACCACCGCTCAGCAGACACAAACTGGTTTAACTACTGACCGTAACGTCCAAATTACCTGGACCCTCGACACCCTCCAACGGATGCGTAACTTCCGTAGGCCCTTTGACCAACGCAGAGCTTATTTCTACCGTCAATACATCGGTCAACGCGACCGCAGGATGTATCCTGACAACCTCACACCTCGGTCAAACACCTTTGTTCCTTATCCACACCAAATTGTTGATGCAATTGTCAGCCGCGTCCACGACGCTTTCTTCGGCATCGACCCTTGTATCGAAGCCCGGCCTAAGGGCGGCTCGCCTGAAGCTGCTTGGCAGATGCAAGCTGTTATGCTTACCTGCCTTAAGAAGGCTAACTGGATCAAGCAGATTGAACTCGGCACCCGCGATTGTGGCATCTACGGGCACTTTGGTATCAAGGTTGACTGGGACTTCAGCTTAGATACAGTAACAGGCCCCGAACCAATCTACCAGATGCGTCCAGTCCTGGACGACCAGCAACAGCCTGTGATGAATCCTGATGGCACGCCGTCTATGCTTCCGGTCCTGAATCCTATGACTGGAAAGCCGATCCAAATCGGCGCACAACTTCAGTCAGTGAAAGTCCCCCGCAACTGCCCGAAGATATCCGTCATCGACATCTACGACCTTCTTATTGATCCAGACGGCGAACAAGTCGCTCATGTGTATGAGATGTCATGGGGAGAGATGAAGCGCCAGTTTGAAGGCAAGCCTGACCTTTATTTCCCAGAAGCGATGGCCGAGCTTACTGCTCGCATGTCTCAGTACAGAGAGTTAGATCAAGATGGAATCATTATCAGAATCGCTGAACTCTGGGACAACACCAAAAAATCAGTTACCCAAGTTACCTTCGGGGAAGATGCTGACGCTATTGGATGGAAAGATCGTCGTTATCAGTACCGCAACGCTAGCTATAGCGCTTACAAGCGCCGGGTGTATAATGGGCCGCCCGTCATGCTTTATACTGGGCCTAATCCTTTCGCTCATCAACGCATACCCATTCTTCATCTGGGGTACATACCGATCAAAGGCGATGCTTACGGCATCGGAGCGATTGAGTTCGTCTCCGACCTTTGTGAGGGTGTAAACGTTTTTACAAACATGATTACCGACAACTGGAACATGGGCATTAATAGAAGGTTCGCCTATGACATCACAGTTGACATAGATCACGATCAGTTGGATATGGGCAACGTCCCCGGTGGTAAAGTAGGAGTCGTAGGCGACCCCAACAAAGCCATCATGCCCTTTGGTTCTTTCACCCCGAACCAAGGCGACTACATGATTATCGACCTCTACAAAGACATGATCCAGATGGGGTCTGGTATCAGCGATTTCTACACACAGGGCGTCGGTAGCTCTGGTGGGAACCGCACAAGCAGTGGTATCTCGCAGGTTATCAACGAATCAGGATATATGTTCAAGCTGTTTATCCGCCGATTCGAGATTGAAATCCTGCAACCGATGATGGAGATGGTTTCGTCTATGATCCAGCAGTTTGGGACGGACGAACTTGAATACTCCATTACTAACTCTAATCCCGAGATTCCGAAGTTCGGACGAGTGAAGCTCGCCGACCTACTCGGCAATTATGAATTCGATTTCGTTGCTGCTAACTATGCCACGGGCAAGGTCGTAAAGCAACGTAACTTGATGGCCTTTTATAACCTAGCCATTCAAAGTCCTTATGCCCAACAGGGCGAATTCCTCCGCGAGATCGCTCGCGCTATGGAAATCCCCTTCGCTGCTAGGTTGCTCAAGACCGATCAACAGGTTCAGCAAGAATCGCAATCTCAGCAACAAGCTCAATTCCAGAACGAACTCATTCAACACCTGCTCAAGTTTGAAACGAAGGCAGCCGTTGAACAGATCAAGAAGCCTGAGTTCATGCCTGCAGGTTCAGTGGCCGCTCCTACGGAGCAAGTTAAACACGGCGCTGCTATCCAAGATATAGTTGAGAACTATCTGGCTGACACAGCCGATCAACTCTTTGGCTTCCAACCTGGTACCGAGCCAATTCGACCTCCCGGTAGGGAAGGCAAGCCTCGCAAGTCTCAGTTTGAAGGCAACATCCCTGGTGGTTCGCAACAAGATTCAGAACGTGGTTTTGCCCAAAGTATGGGCGCTAACAGTCTAGGAACAGGTGGAGCATAATGTCTGATATATTTAATAGCACAATGTCTGGTTTGGAATCTAGCTCGGAGCGCTATGCTACTTCCTTTCAGGCTTCGCACGACGAAGTTCGTGAAGGAACGTCAGGCACCGCGCCTATGATCTCTCAGCAAGACCAGGTGGCTACAGTTAGCTATCGCCCAGGCGATGTGGCTAAGCCAGCTTCTACCGTAGGTGAAGTCTCTATCGCTATCCCCATTATGACTCCAACTGGGACTCTAGGGTTCCAGAATTGGGCCGTTAATGGTTGGGATGGTGAAGGTAAGACCCTCACCAATACTGGCCTAGATGATTACAAACACGAACCTCAAATGAAGAATACCTATTGGGGTGCGGGTAACATGGGCAAATATACTCGTGCTACTGGTGAGAATCGTCAAGCTGATAGCCAAATGACTCCACAGAAGAGTTCTAAGTAATAAAGGAAAATAAAATGTCTGATATGTCTGAATTCAGTAGTGCAGTTAGCGCAGCTCGCGCTAGTGATTTGGTTGCCAAGCGTTGGCCGGATGCCGCCGCTGGTGCTTATGGCGGGGCTAATGCTGGTCCGGTCGAGAGCTACGGCGGGTTGGAAGCTGCAAACGCAGCTATCTCCAAGCCCCGGCAGTATAGCCCAATTGCTTCTCCCGATGCCCCTGGCAGCGGTGAGAACATGCTGAGCCCTGGTCCGCGAAGCGACACCTCTGTCCATGCCCATTTTGGGCAGCACAGCTCGGGTAACTTTGACCAGGCTGTGAGCAACACTTGCAGCGGCGATGCCCAGACTACCAAGCACTGGACCGACGCGGCAGGCGGCTCCCTTGGCAGCGTCCAAGACGGCTACAAAGACTAATTAAGCTGGAGGGCTTATGTTTGAATGGCTAAAGCGGTTGTTTCAACCGAAGGTTGTCTATAAGATTGTCGAAGTGAAAGCACCAAGACCCTCTTATCGGTGGGACGAGAACACGGTTCAAGCCGTGACCACCCTCACCTCTCACCCAGGGTTCGTAGCCCTAGTTGAGCGCCTAGCAATCAGCAAGGCCCAACTTGAAGCTAAGAACAACACCCAATGGAAGAAGGACCTCCGAGAGGCAGACTTTATCCAAGCGGGTATATTCTGGTGCGGATGGCTGCAGGAGCAGATCGACAAAGCCACCTTCAAAGGGTCCCAACGCAAGTCAGTTGACCCGTTTGAAGAGGAACTAGCAGCATTCAAAGAACTCGATGCACGCATCGAAAGGGTATGTGAAGTTCCCAATGCCGGAAATTAACCAATCCGCTATCAAAGGCGAGCCAGGTACTGGCTACGAGAACGAAGACGGCAAGGGTGAATTCTCCTGCCGGAACTGTGAGTACTACAAGTCCTCATCCAGTTCGTGCGGCCAAGAAGATATGATGAAGTTGTCTAAGCGTCCCCGCCTGCCAAACGGCAGGGTAGCAGTCGAAGGCATGGGATGCTGTGAATATGTGGACCGTATTGGTCTCATATTCCTTAAATAAGTTTCGCGGCCACAAGCCGCATAGTAGTTAAATCTAAGTCTCACAAGGACGACGATGCCAGACAATGTAGACCAAGTAGCTCCGGGCGGAGTGATCCAGCTTCAAAATGCTCCTGCCGGACTCGACGATGCGACATTCGATTCGTTATTTCCCTCGGATGGAGTGTCCACAGTAGTACAGCCTGCACAACAGGCTCAACCACAGGGAACGCAACAACAGCCTCAAGTCTCTCAGACAGCTCCTGTTACGCAGGAGTACTTCCTCAAGGGAGCTAAGTCAGTCTATAAGTCACGCGAGGCGGCTGAAGAAGGCATCAACAATAAAGATGCTATTATCGAGCAATTGCGTCAGCGATATGCACTCACGACCGGAGTTGATCCGATTACGAATCAACCCGTTGGTCCAACGAGTGGTCCAGTTGTAAGCGACGACTATACCCAGAACCCCACAAAGTATCTTGATGATCTCTATGCCGCAGCCAAGCAGGGCGGGCCACAAGCCTACACTCAGGTGCAGCAGAAGCTAATCATGGATACTCTCAAGCCCTTCGCGCCTATGCTTGGCAATATGGCCAAGACCCAAGCGCTAGACACGGTAGGGAAAGAGAACGTGGAAGCTGTCAAGTTCGTCAATTCACCTGCGTACCAAAAGACGTTGGAAGCCAATTCCGACCTTGCCTCTGCAATCGCTACTGCCGAATCTGATAGCCGATTCTACTCTCGCCTACCGGGGCTTTATAAGCTCGC